TCGCCACCATTCCGGCCGCGGGCTGATAAGTTATGACGACCACGGTACCAGATACTGAGCTCGCCGCCGTAAAAACCTACTGCAAGTTTGATGATGATGAGGACGATGATGACATCATCGGCTTGATCCTCAGCGCAAAGCAGTACCTTGCAAATTCCGGTATAAAAGAACCGGAGGAACCATCCCTTGACCCTCAGTATTCCCTGATGGTCAAGGGACTGACACTATGGTATCACGATAAGCGTGACGAGCCGGTTGCGATGCCTGTTGGTTTGCGGGATACCATTAATCAGCGTAAGTTCTGCGGAAAAAATGCCGCGGTGCTGACGGCGAGCACGTAAAGACGATAGGGAATCCCTCAGTCGCCTGCTGCAGCAGCCCCCGTTGACAGGGGGCCAAGAGAAGAATGGAGGCGATCTATTTGCCGGTTGGCAACATGGACAAGCGCATTACATTTCAGTCCCGGGCGGACGGTCAGGCAGCCGACGGCGAGCCCGCGGACCACTGGAACGACTATGTGACGGTCTGGGCCAGCGTGAAGCCTGTCAAGGGCCGCAATTACTACGCCATGGGCCAGGAGCAGAGCGAGGCGACCCATACCATCCTGATCCGGCGGCGCAGCGACATCACGGCCGCTATGCGCATCGCCCTGGGTAGTCGCGTCTTTGATATTATCCCGCCGGTAGCTACCGACGAACGCACCCCGTTCCTGGTCCTCAGCGTTACGGAGCAGGTGCCATGAGCGGCGCCGGTGTCTGGTTTAAGGAAACCGGAACAAAGGCCGTGATCGACCGCCTAGCCGCCACGGGGCAGCTACCCCAGAAGGCCGTGACAAAGGCGGCCGGCAAAGGTGCCAATGTGACGCGCAAGGCGGTGAAGGGCGAAGTCCCTGTCGGGGAGACCGGCAATCTGAAGCGCAGCATCATCCGCCACGGCGAACGCAGCAGGCTCCGCGGGAAAAAAGTCTATGACGTTTACTTCGATCCCGGAATGAATGAGCTGCTGCAGAAGCCCGTGAAAAACCCGGGCGCGGCAGGGAGTAAGGCCACTAAAAACGGTCATGCCTATTATCCGGCCAGCATGGAGTTTGGATTTTTAACGCGTTCCAAGGGCGGCGGGCTGAGCTATGTGCCCGGTTATCATTTTATGCGCCAGGGCGCGGAGGAGAGCAGCGCGGCGGCCAAGGAAACCATGACCCAGACGCTGATCGCGGAGCTCGACAAGACCTGGGGTAAGTGAGGTGTTCATATGGCGACATCTATAGACGCAATCATCGTTTCCGCTGTGAGCGGCGTGGCTTCGCTTTCCGGCAAGGTCTATCCCCACGAGGCGCTGAAGGACGCCGCCGCGCCGTTCTGTTTTTACCTGCAGGAGGCCGGCGATGAGGAGCGCGCCCTGGACGGGCTGACAGGGCTGAAAGGCGCGGATTACCAGGTCCATGTAGTGGCCGGCACCCATCTGTCGATGCAGACGCTGGGCGGCGCCGTGATGGCGGCACTCCAGGCGCTGGAGGGTACAGCGCATGACGAGATCACGATCCAGGCGGCGGAGTGCCGTCAAACCCAGCCAAATTTTTATGAGTCCGGTGTGGGGCTCTGGCGTAAGCCGCTGTACCTGCATCTGGATTATCTGATTAATTAAGGAGGTAACCCCATGGGAAAATCCGCATCTGTCGGTACTACGCTGACGGTAAATACCATGGCTGTGGGCGGCCTGAAGTCCATCGACGGCATCGACGTCAACGCCGATTCTGTCGAGGTAACCGACCTCGCCAACAACACCGGCTACAAGGAGTTCGTGGCCGGCTTCAAGGATCCCGGCGAAGTGTCCGTTTCCGGCTATATGGACGGCGAAGACGCCGGCCAAAATGAGATGTATACGCTGCTGAACAGCGGCGCAATCGCAGATTGCAGCATCAAGTTTCCCGCAGCCATCGGAAAAACATGGACCTTTAAGGCCGCGGTAACCGAGTTCAAGACCGGCGTGGACGTGTCCGACGCCATCACCTTCGACGCAAAACTGAAGATCTCCGGTCAGCCCGTGCTGGCGGCGACCGCCGCGGGCTAAGAGGTGAGAGCCGATGGATAAAAGAGAACAGTGGCGAGTCGGCGAGGCCGGTGAGGTCATTGTCAACATGGACAAACCGCGCGCGCTGCGTCTGACCCACAGCGCCATGAAGACCTTTTCCAAACTCACGGCCTGCAAGCTGGAGGACATGGAGGACGCGATCCAGGACCCCGTAAAGCTGGAGGCACTGTATTACTCCATGCTGCTGGCCGACGCCAAGGAAAACGGCGAGCCGTTGAAGGTGACCGATATGGAAGCCTTAATGGACACCATGACGCCCGGCGCACTGATCGGCGCAGCCGGCAAGGCGCTGGAACTGGCCTACGCCGACGCGGCGCCATCACCGGCGGCAGAGGAGGGCGACGAAAAAAACGCCGACGCGGCGGCTGGAACTGGCAAGACAGCCTGAGTCTGGCCGTCGTGATCGGGATGAGCCCCTCCGAATGGGAGAGGCTCACCCCGAGTGAATTTGGCGCCTGCATTTCCGCCTGGATGGCGAAGCGCCGGGACGATCAGCAGATCGCCCAGCGTAATATCTACAACCTGAGCCTGCTGATCCGGGCCATGGTTTGGAACAAGAGGGCGCCGGACTATGAGGATGCCTACGGCGGTGAAAAGGCGGAAAAAATGACCGATGAGCAGATGTACGCGCAGGTCAAGGCGCTGAACGCGCTGCTCGGCGGCGAGGAGGTGGACTGATTGCCCGCATTGAAAAATATCATGGTCCGCGCTGGCGCGGACTTTTCTGCCATCACAAAGCAGGCGAGCAAGGCGAAGACCAGTATGGCGGGCATGAGAGCATCGCTCGCTGGCTCCTGCAGCGCGATGCAGGCGACGACGATGAAGCTCAACCGGGTGCTGGGTACCCTGGGCGTAACGCTGTCGGCCGCCGCGATCGTGGCGTTTGCCAAATCCGCCAAAAAGGCCTACGAGACCCAAGTGGAGGGCGAGACCAAATTGGCCACCATAATGGGGCAGCGCATGAACGCCAGCGCCTCGGAGGTAAAAAGTATCTTTGCGCTCACCAGCGCCCAGCAGAAGCTGGGCGTGGTGGGCGACGAGGTGCAGCTGGCCGGGGCACAGCAGCTGGCGACGTTTCTCAATCAGACGAAGTCGCTGCAAACCCTGATCCCCGTGATGAACAATCTCATCGTGCAGCAGAACGGCCTGAACGCCACCACAGAAAATGCCACGACTGTTGGCAACCTGATGGGCAAAGCCATGCAGGGCCAGGTGACGGCGCTGCGGCGCGTGGGCATCACCTTTTCCGACGCCGAGGCCGCTGCCATCAAGTACGGCGACGAGGAACAGCGGGCCGCCGTGCTGGCGCAGATCATCACAAACAACGTGGGCCAGATGAACACGGCCATGGCGGCGACGCCCTCCGGCCGGCTGAAACAGGTGAGCAACGTCCTGGGCGACATCAAGGAGCAGTTCGGCCAGGCCGTGACGACAAGCCTGACCGCGTTCTTGCCGGCGCTGAACGGCATTTGCCGGGTGTTGGCCAATATGGCGACCCTGGCAAATATGGTTGCACAGTCTATCGCAAATGTGTTTGGCAAAACCGCAAAAAGCTCTGCCGCCGTGGTGAGTTACGGCGGGGCGGCGAGCGACGCCGTTGACGGATTGACGGATTCTACCAATGCGGCAGGCTCCGCGGCGAAAAATCTCAGCACTTTTGGCTTCGACACGCTGCAGAAGATGTCCAGTACCGCGAGCAGCGGCTCGGGCGGCGGCAGCGACGTTTCCACCAGCGGCAGCGGGCTTACCGACGCCGGCACCGCAGCCGACGCCGCCAGCGAGAGCCTGACGGGGCTGGAAAAGGTTCTGAGCCGGCTGAAGCAGACGGCGGACAGCCTGAACTTCTCCAAGCTCAACACCGCGTTCGCGGGGTTCAAGGCGGCACTGGCAGGATTTAACGCCGGAATCGGCGCCGGGCTGAGCTGGATTTACGACAATATTCTGGAGCCGCTGGCGCAGTGGACGATCTCCGACGCTCTGCCGGCGTTTCTGGATGCTCTATCCGGGGCGCTATCCCTGCTGAACAGCGTTATCACGGCAATCGCCCCGATCTTCTCCTGGCTGTGGGACAACATCCTGCGGCCCATCGCGAGTTGGACGGGCGGCGTGATCGTGGATGTGCTGAAATGGCTGGCCGGCGCGCTGAAGGACGTAAGCGACTGGGTAAGCGCCCATCCGGAGGTGGCACAGATTCTGGCGATCACCGCGGCGCTGTTTCTGACGGCGGCCAATGCCGGGAAGATCTTTATGTCGGTAGCCATGGGGATCGGCCAGACAATTCTGGCCGTGACCGGCATCGTGAAGGGCATCGGCGCTGCCATCGCGTTTCTGACGAGCCCCGTCGGCCTCGTGACGGCTGCTGTCGCGGCGCTGATCGCCGTCATCAT